AACCTCGACATGGTTGAACGCAAGCTGTACCTTGAGCAGAGCAAGCGCAGGGCAGAGGTGTGCCTTCCAATCGAAGATGACCTGTACGAGATGCTTGTTCAGCAGCAGGAAGACTTTGGCTTTCAAGCCTATGTGGCACCCCGTGTGTTGCCTGTTGGTGGTAAGTATCATCCATACAGCTTAGAGCGTCTCAGCAAGGCTGGACGGGCTGTTATGAGGCAAGCTAATCTGCCAGAGGAGTTGCGTCTGATGGACTTACGTAGGACAGGCACGACACAGATGGTCGAGGCTGGTGTCCCTATGGGACAAATCATGTCTGTGACTGGACACAGTAACCCGCAGTCGGTGAAACCTTACATGAGAAATACATATGCCAGTGCAAATAGTGCATTGACAGCACGAAAATCGCATGGTAAAAGCACCTAACTGCCGCAAAGGAAAGTGATATATACATGGATAATATATATAACATTGTAAGTGATATGGACGTACCCGTAGGTATGACCAAGCGTGTTGCTTGTCCTAACTGTGGAGAGAAAACCTTCACGGTGACAAACAACATGGGTTCGCTTGTATGGAATTGCTATCGTGCATCTTGTGGTGTGAAGGGTGGGACACGTGTTCGTATGAGTGCCGATGATATTCGTGCTGGCTTTGCCGGTGCCGATGACTTCGCCAAGCAGGACACGTTCAAGCTGCCTGACTACATCGTGCCGCATGACTGGAACGTGGCAGAGATTGCATGGGAGTTATATGAGTTGGATGCAGAGCAGCTTGGCCTTATGTATGACGTGAAGGAACACCGCATGGTATTCCCCATCGTACATGACGGCAAGATTGTGGATGCTACCGGACGCTCATTGGGTAAGCGATTACCTAAATGGAAACGATATGGAAAAAGCGGCTTGCCATACACATCAGGGTGTGGTAAAGTCGCCGTAGTTGTTGAGGACTGCTTGAGTGCAGCCGTTGTTGGTTACGGCACCTTTGTCGGGGTTGCGCTTCTAGGCACGTCATTGCAAGAGACGCATAAAGGGTATCTCTCGCAGTTCTCAACAGCAATCATTGCGCTAGACCCCGATGCGCTGCCGAAGACTTTGATTATGGCAAAGGAATTACGAGGGCATGTCAACGATGTTCGTGTCCTCAGACTAACCGACGACTTGAAATATCGTAACCCGACAGATATGGAGAACCTTCATGGAATTATCAATAATTAGGAGCCTGATGGACAAGTCATTCTATGATGACCATCGTGGCTCTAAGTGTCCGCAGCGTTTGTTCAGTAAGGACGTGCGGAAAATCAAGCAGTCGATTGACGCTGCTATGGACAGGTACGAGCGTAGTGTTACGCCAGATGAGATAGAAGCCCTGTTCATGTCAGACAACCCGACACTAACTACTGCGCAGAAGCAGGGGTATTCATCACTCTTCTCGCAGATTAAACGTGAAGACCCTATGGGCAGTGACGTAGCACAAGAGGTGTTGTCCAAGCTGTTCCAACAGGTAGTGGGTGAGGACGTAGCTAACATTGGCTTTGATATGGTCAATGGTGATGCGGCCAGCCTTGAGTCTCTGCGTAACTTACTTGAGCGTTACGGGGATGACTTCATTCCTAATCTCAACATTGAGTGGGATGACATCACCATTGAGACACTCATGGCTAAAGCTGAACTGGAAGCACGTTGGACATTCAACATACCAAGTGTGACACGTAAGGTAGAGGGTGTGTCTGGTGGCCAGCTTATCGAAGTTGGCGCACGGCCTAACACTGGCAAGACATCCTTCCATGCCAGCTTGATTGCTGCACCGGGCGGGTTCGCACATCAGGGTGCCAAGTGCATCATCCTGTGTAACGAGGAGCCGACACACCGTGTTGGTGCCAGATACTTGACTGCTGCCGCTGGCATGACAGCCCGTGAAGTACGGGACAATATGTCAAAGGCACAGGCACTGTATCAGCCGGTGATGAATAACATCAAGATTAAGGAAGCGGGTGGTCGTGACATGGCATGGGTTGAGTCCGTATGCAAGTCTTATAAGCCTGATGTCCTTGTGCTTGACATGGGTGATAAGTTTGGCGTGCAGGGTTCCTTTGCACGACAGGACGAAGCACTCAAGGCATGTGCTATCTATGCACGGCAGATTGCCAAGACCTATGACTGTGCTGTGTTCTACATGTCTCAGCTATCGGCAGAGGCAGAAGGCCGCGCGCAGTTGAACCAGAGCATGATGGAAGGTAGCCGGACAGGTAAGGCTGCGGAAGCTGACCTGATGATACTGATTGGTAAGTCACCAACAGTCGAGGGTCAGGAAGAAGACAGTCCACTGCGGCACATCAACATTGTAAAGAACAAGTTGAATGGCTGGCATGGTATGGTAAACTGTGAACTCAACTATCAGACAGCGAGGTACGAAGGATGAAGCTAACACTTGATGTAGAGAATACTGTCACCAAGCGTGATGGTAAGACACACCTTGACCCGTTTGAGCCTGACAACTCACTGACTATGGTGGGAATGCTGAGTGACATGGGTGAAGAGTGTATCGCCACCTTTGACCACAGTGATGTACCAGCAGATGCTTATGGACATACTATGGTGCAGGAATACCTAGACAAAGCTACCATACTCATCATGCACAACGCAGCACACGACTTGTTGTGGCTGTGGGAATCAGGCTTCAAGTATGATGGCCCTGTGTTTGATACGATGCTGGCAGAGTACGTCATGCAGCGTGGACAGAAGGAGCCACTGTCTCTTGAAGCATGTGCAGAGCGTTACGAGTTGGACACTAAGAAGCAGGACACACTTAAGGAGTACTTCGCCAAGGGATATAGCACACGTGACATACCTTGGGAAGAATTGACTATGTACCTATCGGCTGACTTACACGCTACGCAGCAACTATCTGACAAGCTAATGCTTCGCCTTAATAGTAAGGAAGACAGCGGCTTGCGTGGTACTGTTGACCTGACTAATGAAGTTGCTGTGTGCCTCTCACGTATCTATCAGCGTGGCTTCAGTGTGGATATAGCCAAGCTAGATGAGGTGCGTCAAGAGTTTGAACAGGAGAAGCGTCAACTTATTGACAGTCTACAGAAGCATGTTCGTACTCTGATGGGTGACACACCTATCAACCTGAACAGCCCAGAGCAATTGTCATGGGTTGTGTATGGACGCAAGGTATTGGACAAGCAGTACTGGGGCAACGCTATTGACCCATACATGTCTGAGCCTGACTTCCGCAGTCTCATTGCTGGTGGTACAGAGCGTCTGTATAAGACCAAAGCAACACAGTGCCGTGAGTGCAATGGCTCCGGCCAAGTAAGAAAGGTAAAGAAAGATGGAACACCATTTGCCCGTACTAATAAATGTACATCATGTGGTGGGGCTGGTTATCATCTTGTGGCTGGTAAAGAATTGGCTGGACTGAAGTTCAAGCCACCCTCTGCCAAGTGGGCAAGTGCTAACGGCTTCAGCACAAGCAAGCAGAACCTTGAGACACTTGAGGGTGCCGCACGAGCCAAGGGTATGGACGATGCAGTAGACTTCTTGTCCAAGGTACGTAGGCTATCTGCTGTGGATACCTACTTGTCATCCTTTGTTGATGGCATTCGTATGCACACCAAGCAAGACGGCAAGCTGCATGTCCGTCTTACACAGCACATGACCGCTACCGGAAGGTTCAGTGGTCGTGACCCTAACATGCAGAACATGCCACGTGGTGGCACCTTCCCCGTGAAGAAGGTATTTGTGTCACGGTTTAACGGCGGTAAGATTATGGAAGCTGACTTTGCACAGCTTGAGTTTCGTGCCGCTGCATACTTATCACAGGATGGAGTTGCAATTGAGGAAGTGTCTACTGGATTTGATGTACACTCATACACCGCTGAAGTTATTACCGATGCTGGTCAGCCTACGGACAGACAGACTGCGAAAGCGCATACATTCGCGCCGTTATATGGAGCGACTGGCTTTGGAAGAACACCAGCGGAAGCTGAATACTACACACACTTCACGCAGAAATACCAAGGCGTGGCCGATTGGCACTCCCGACTGGCTAAAGAAGCTATAGCCACGGGCAAGATTACTACACCATCTGGCCGTGAGTTTGCCTTCCCTGATGTACGACGCAACAGTCGTGGCAGGGTCAGCAACTTCACACAGATAAAGAACTACCCTGTGCAGTCGTTTGCTACCGCAGACATTGTGCCTTTGGCCCTGCTGCACATTGATAAACTACTTGACGGCATGCAATCATGTGTGGTAAACACTGTGCATGACTCAATCGTCATCGACATTCATCCAGACGAAGAAAGGAGAGTTATCAACATAATAGAAGAGACTAACAGAGTATTGCCTGACTTGATTACCTTACGTTGGGGGTTGGTATTCAATGTTCCTCTGGAACTAGAGGCAAAAATTGGCCCCAACTGGCTTGACACATACGATGTGTCGTGATATAACTATGGATTCTAACTCGAAAGAAGGAGTATAAAACACATGGAACTAACAACTATTGACACTAACAATTACGCCGCAATGGCAAAGGCAATGGGCATTGCCAACGAGACATCTAGTGAGCGTAAGCAAGCTAGTACTCTTGCCCGACTACGCATCAATCACTCACCTGTCATGGGTGAGGCAGAAGTAAATGGCAAGAACGTGAACATGGAAGTGGTCAGCGGTGGTACGTACAAGCTGGAAGTACCAGACGGACCTACATATTACGCAGAGTCGGTGAAGATTCGTCCGTATCTGCAACGCTTTATGTACAAGCGTTTTGTCCGTGGCATGGGTGATAGCCCTAACCGCTATGTCAAGACTGTCATGGCTGACAACCTGAACATTGACCTCAAGGACAATGATGGTGGGTTCAACTGTGGTAAACCTGCTGGCTACATCCAAGACTTCAAGGCTCTGCCTGAGAAAACACAGGAACTCATCAAGCAGATTAAGCGTGTTCGTGTTGTGCTTGGCACTGTCGAACTGGTCAATGCCACAGACGCATCAGGCAATCCTGTGGACGTAGATGAGACTGCATTCATCTGGGAAGTAGAGAACCGTGATGCGTTCAAGAACGTGGGTGGTGCCTTTACTCAACTCGCTAAGATGAAGCGACTGCCTGTGCAGCACATGATTACTGCGAATACAGAGGAGCGTAAGATTCCTACTGGTGCAGTCTTCTACCTGCCAATCGTGTCTCTTGACGTAACCAAGACCCTTGACCTTACAGACAAAGAACAGGGCATGTTTGGTGACTTCATGCAGTGGGTCAACAACTACAACGAGTACATCATCAATGCATGGGCAGAGAAAGCTAACTCCCATGATGACGAGGATGATGAGGTTATCGTTGACGGCATCGTTGACATCGAAGTTGAAGAGGTAGCGTAATGAACCACCCTGCTGAACTGGCTGTGCATCAATACATGGAGAACGCTGTTAAGGGTAAGTCCTCAATGTCAGAGGATACCATTAAACAAGTAGGCCAAGATGTAATGAACGCACTTCAACGCCAGTTTGGTGGGGGTAACAAGCGAGATAAGTTTGGTCTACGTATGTCAAACGTGGGTAGACCAACTTGTCAGCTTTGGTTTGAGAAGAACGAACCGGAGAAAGCGTTACCCTTTCCAACAACATTCGTAATGAACATGATGCTTGGAGATATCGTAGAGGCAGTCTTCAAGGGTCTTCTCAAAGAAGCAGGAGTACAGTATGAAGACGATGAAAAGGTTACTCTACAGCTTGATGACGATACATCCATCACTGGCACCTATGATATTGTTATTGACGGTGCTGTTGATGATATTAAGTCAGCATCTAATTGGTCGTACACTAACAAGTTTGAATCCTTTGACACTCTTAGACAGGGTGATGCTTTCGGGTATGTAGCACAGCTTGCTGGTTACGCCAAAGCATCAGGCAAACGTGCTGGTGGATGGTGGGTAGTTAACAAGGCAAACGGCGACTTCAAATATGTACCGGCTACAGGTATTGACGTTGATGCAGAAGTTGGCAAGATTAAAGACACAGCCGATACTATTGAAGAGAACAGGTTCGAGCGTTGCTTTGAGGCAGTTCCTGAGACATTCCGTGGTAAGCCTACAGGCAACACCGTGTTGGGTACTGAGTGTGGCTTCTGTCGTTACAAGTTCACATGCTGGCCCGGACTGCAGGAACTACCTGCCGTTGCATCACAAGCCAAGCAACCTAAGACTGTCTCATACGTGTCACTTGCTGACGAGTATAAGGACAAGGACTTCTTCAAGGGACGGGCAATGTAATGCCTAACGCAAAGCAATTCCGTGCCGCACGGAAGTATGGATATAGGAGTGGCCTGGAACACAAGGTATCTATCTATCTTGACGAACTAAAGATAAAGTATGAGTATGAAAAGTACAAGATTGAATGGGAAGACCTTGCATACCGCACCTATACTCCAGACTTCGTGCTGGATAACGGTATCATCATTGAGACAAAGGGTATGTTTACAGCAGCAGATAGACGCAAGCATCTTGCAATCAAGAAGCAGCATCCTAAGTTAGATATACGGTTTGTGTTTGAGAACAGCAGACGAAAGCTACGTAAGGGTGCCAAGTCTACCTACGCTGAGTGGTGCATCAAG